GACGTTTAGTACGTGGTATGAAAATCGAGAATCTGTGAAAATGAGAAACTATTTCTTAATGGCACCAGACCGATTAGGTTTTACGCTTAGGCCCCGATGCTTTTCCACTAACTTCGGTTTAACAGAGTCTTTCTGTCTTTGAAGCAGTTGTTTCACACTTCTCTTAGATCTCAATAACTTTATAATGTTTAACCAGGCTCCACTATCCTCAAGTTTTACGTCTGATGATACTTTAATTAAAGTACTTAGGGTAGAACCGTAAGGATCGTATGTTGGTGAGGTTTTGTCCTCAATAACATTAACACCTGGAAAACCGTATAAAGGAGAGAAATAGATACGTGACCTTACAATTGTCCTACACCAAGAACTGGTCAACACCGCATGCAATGCAAGCGGAAGAACCCAGAACTTGATACAAAACATGAAGTCCCACGTTAAACCCATTGTAAAGATAAATGGAACAAGAAATACAAGTAAAGGATTGATCCCTAAATACATATTATTGTATCAAAGGAGACCCCTTAACATGTAGAACTTGAGCATCAATCCTGACTGTTTAATCACTTTACCGAAGGCTTTTAAACCTTCATGTACTAATACTAAGATTGGAAATCCTAGTAGAGTAAAGGGTGTAATGTAATTATGTAAAGGTGGAATTCTAGAATTCTCCCTCGAAAAATCAACAATAAATGTAAGAGGAAGCATAAATAACATACGCATCCATGATATAAGATCCCAAAACGCTTTATTAACGTTAGAAATTATCTGAACTTTACCTTGAGCATTATATTTAATATAATCTATTAAGTTAGTTCTTAAGGTCTTAAAACTAATTGATGGATCAGACTTGTAAAACCAGGTATATATACCTTGGAAAAACATTTCACGATACAACCAATAAATTCCAGGACCACGGTAATGATAAACGATATAAGGGTTAGGGAATCATAGACCACATAGTGGTCCAATAGCCATAAGGACTCTAAGTTTTACTTTAGTTGTAATATCGGTTAATTTAGACTTTTCGTTAGTACTCAATTTTTCAAAATTGATAACTTTTCCTTTCTTACCAGATTGGAAATGTACACTAGCAATAAGAGTAAATAACGATTTTGCACTAAGTAAACAAACTTGATGAATACCCTCTTCAGTTCTTTTAAAAATAGATTTACGGACTTTTGGTGGTTCAACTGGGTCTATAGTAAATCACCCACTGTCTCCAGGGGGTGCTATAGGTTTACCAATTAAATACCTATCCATTAATGAAGAATCACTGTGACCACGTAATAGTTCTACATCGGTTGATGCATAACCACGTGATACAACATATTTTTCCATTAGGCTACTAGTCCAGTCTACAGAGGATTTGGTTTCAGGAACCGCTTTCTTGTAATTCAGGAATAGTGGAAATCTTTTAACTCATAATTCGAAAAGGACCGAAGGAAGAAACTCAACATGTCTTAGGGCCAACATTATGTTTTTTGGTCCAATAGGACTTAAATTATATCCATTGATAGTTCAAAGTTGTTTGGCGAATTCTAAAACAGTCCCGCTAAACCCTTTAAGAGGATTTATCTCAAGTCCAAGACTAGAGAAGAGATCAACGTAGGATTTAGCAACCTTATTATTAGCCATAGCACCGTCATCCCCCAAAACCATATAAATAAGTTTTGATGGATTGACACCTACACGTTGAGCAGCAATGTGTACTATTACATGGTGTGTAAGAGCAAGCATCGCAAATGAAGAATAAGCACCCATTGGTTGACCAACGGCATACTTAACCTTATTACCCAAGAGTCATCAATCTCTATCTAATATAGACATTCATAACTCTCCAGGGTAACCCAAACATGTAAGAATCTGTGCCTGAAGCTTAACAGGAAGGCGATCTGTCGCAGCTGAAAGATCCATACTTTGACACCTTTTTCCTTTTAATCCCACCAAACATTTGGCATTAAGTTTGTGTAGAAAAACTTGCACAACTCTCTGCTGATCTCTCGTTCCATCCGATTCTAAAGAATCTAGGAAACGGTAGATCGCAATGTGTAATGGTTTTAAAAGTACTTGTGTTCATCAATCTGTGATCCCAATCATACGACGTTTTCCCCTTGCTTCCTCTAAGACCGCAATGCGACCTAGGAGGGGTATAGCATCTCATCAGATAACTATAGGTAACAAGGGTATCAAGACTATTGATGATAAAACAAAGATAGTTAAACATACATAGTATCCACGTGTTAAACACATTTGACAATACTCGTACCACTTCTCTGGTCTACACATTCAACCTATTAAATCAAACCCTATACCAAGTACGGCTAGAGGGGCATTAGGACCGGCTTTCATTGAAAAGTGAAACATATTAGGTCTCCCCACTTTTAGGGAACCAAATATACCTAAACTCTTTAACGCACGTTCGATTTCAGAAACTGAAATAGTTTCCGAAATCCCAGTAAAGGGCCCAGTAACGGTCTGAGTTTTAACTTCAGCCCATTCTGGACTAGTAGCACGAAAGAAAGCCAGGAGAGTTACAAGTAACTTAAATTTAAGTAGTGTTAATCGGGGTAATGATCCCTTATTAATACCTTGTCTCGTTTCATAACACAACTGTTTTACCTTATCAGGTAAAATAGTCGGTAAACCACAAAGTGGTCCTTTTCTTTTGATACGACCGACCCAAGTCTTACTATCATAAACTGTTACATTATGTGGATCAACATAACAGATTACAAGTCTTAAAACTTCCGCTCAGTACTTGATTGTAAAAGTGATTCCACTGAGTTTTCACATGTTAACGATCTTCGGAACCACTGAGAATAATAATCTCCATTTCCCTTTAGGGGAAAGGTACTTATTATCAAATAGTAAACTGATAAAACGAGTATATCTCCATAACTCATTAGTCTTTAATCATATTTTAAAGGGTAACTCATCCGGACGAAGATCAATCTTCTCCCAGACAATTGTAAAAATTGAAAAAGTTAACACAATAAAATATAACGAGACCAGCGAATTAATGAAAATAATTTGTAGAATCAGATCCGAAGTTATGTTAAGTATAAAAATATTTGCCACTTTAAATTTATGTATTTATGAAGGGTGCATTACTTTTGACCAAACAATTTGTTCAATTGGTAACAATCATCTTTTTAAATATATATTTAAGTAAAAATATATAAGAAAACTAAAACATGCCCAGTACCTACTGCTTCCAGCGTGATACTTAACTCAAACATCGTCTCATATATTTGAGCCCATAGGACCGAGTTAACTATTGTTCTTCTAGTTAACAAGTTTTAACTTAGGAACCCAAAAAGGATTCAAAAGTAGTATCTACTCCCATGTTTACGTGAACATCACGAGTTAGTATCTAATATAGAATTAAGTATATATAGATAATAAACAATCATATCGCGATAAGCATACAGGATTCCAAACCAATATGTTAATCAAAGAGTAAGGTAGGTAACTGTTATAGTTATCTATGTAATGGTGGGTGGGTCTCCCACTTCCGCAATTATAAAGCTTTTCTCTACGGATGACATATGGGGTGTGAGCCCAGCTATGCTATATCCTTTCCAACTGAATGGATGTACGATACTTAGGATTTATATTGTAAAATCGGACTCCCTTCGCCCATAAATCTAAAAATGGCCCCCTAACTCATCTTGTGTTTATCTAATGATATCTACTTGATTGTGAAGGGAAACAAAGTGGTACACGGCTGCCACAAGCCATAATGAGGTTAGGGATAGGTGTTCGTTTGAAAATGATAAATCATAATCTCAAACCCTGGTTCACTAATTAACATTATCTCCATAGTTACACTATAGAGGCAAAGCACTTCGAGGGTATCACCCCGTATAGCCTAGCTTCTTATTAATTCCTTTTCACAAAGTGAATTAAAACTCGACCAAAGTTTGGCCCCGGCGATTAATATAGGTGAACTGTTTATTAGATAATCTAATATCATTTCCTGTTTATCTTTCTAGGGTATCTTTTGGAAAGTGAAGTGTGAAACACCTAGGCGTGTTAACATGTATAGCCTTATAACGGTAGTTGAAATAAATTACTGTTCCGCTATCCACTGTTTACGTGCCGAACCGGATCACTCTTTGCTTAACCGCAATTATATAATTACGGAGTGTGTTTTCAATCACACTATGGGACAAACCCATGCAAAAAATGACATCTAATATGAAAAAGTCCATAAGGATTCCCACATATTAGATTAGGGAGTTCATC